TACGGGTACATGATGGAACACACTAAAGTGTCCGATCGGTACACGTTTTCCGGTGATACCCGGCTTATTGCCAGGGATATCCGGCCTGGTTACTTCACTTTGGTTAGTGAAACCAAGGTGAGGCGAAAGGCAACACCCTTTGGGTTCGGCCTGACTTGGAACGGTTTTAACGCCGTCCAATTGGCCATTGCGGCAGCTCTTGGTATTTCCCATAGCTGACGTAAAGCACTATATTGTGCCAAACGCCATTGGGAACCCTGATGGTTCCTAGGAGTGATGCCCATGTCGTTCACCGATCCGCAGACCGTCACTATCAGTGGCACTGCGATTTCGCTCCCACGCACTAGCGTGGGTGACGAGACCGCGGAGTACACGAGTGGTGACGGCCTCAACCAGCTGTCCGTTTCCCATCAGCATGGGAAGCGGATTCGCCGGATGGTGCGGTTCGATACGTCCAAGGTTGCCGCGGACGTGTTCAAGCCGACCGAAAACGTGGAGGTTTCGATGGCGGTGTATACCGTCTTCGATCTCCCGCCGGCCGGCTACACGCCTGCGGACGCGCTCGCCGTTTGGGCTGGGTACGCTACCCAGCTCAGGGCGAGCTCGGACGCGCTCATCGTGAAGCTGCTTGCCGGTGAGTCCTGAGAAGGACAAACCGGCTCGCTTTGAATCACGTCGAGAATTCGAACTGAGGTCCGATGGTCCCGCTCTTTCTCAGAAGGAGCTTGACTTTCGGCGTCAGGTCGATGAGCTGTCGAAGGAGATTCTGCTTGATGCAGAGTCTTACTACGGCAGTCTTCTTCGACGTGAGGGAGGCTCAATCGACGTAAACGGCTACTTGCTCATCCGAGTAAGCGGTCGTCGTCGTCGTTGGGCCTTCCGTCTTCACGGTAAGTGACGAAGTGGGCCTGTCTAATCCATATCTACGGGACTCGTCCCGGGAAAGGGTAGGTTCCTATGAAGCTCTCGCTTCAGCAGGAAGCCTCCCGCCGCCTAACAGCGGCTCGGGAGGAGCTCGATGCCGCGTGGGATGCCGCCGGTAAGGCGACGTCTCGCGCAGCCAGCCAGCGCTGCTCCGAACGCGTGCAACTCGCGACCATTGAGGTCGCGAATGCGCGCATCTGGGTGCGTGAGCTGGAGGCCGGAATCATGCCACGTTACGTGGACTGATTTCGGATCTTGTAGTATGGCCAGGCAGGTTCCGAACCGCCGAAAGAATACTGGCGGTCGGAGAAAGTCGGACATTGTTGCCAAATCGACGGTTGCAAAAGCAATCGCCGTATTGGTGACAGTGGCTAACTTTTCCTACCTAGTTATGCAAGCAATAGTGGCAGTTAATCACTGCCATTAGCTTGCGTGACGTCATCGGGCTAGGGATCACGATGCCTACCGAAAGGAGGTTCGTGTGAAAAGCCTGATGTCACTCTGGTCCTGCATGGCCGAGGAATTGGCCATGCGATGCTGCACTAGCGCCACGCTGGACATAAAATATGTTCAGCGTCGGTTCGAACACGAGGGGTTATGGTTTTTAGCCGTAACTCTGGCGGACTTTGGTAAGTCATTCCAAAGATGGCTGGACCAAGGTTTTGTCGTCCCTTCGGATGCTCCTTCGTTCAAACGAACGAGGGGGCGTCGTAGTGGTCTCCCGGCTTTCCTGTCGGGTTTCCTTGGACGCGTGTTCGATCCTTGTAGTGGCGTGCTTCTGGATGAACCAGACATCGAGACAATCTATGCTATTAGGCAGTTAACACTGCTTTTTAGCAAGATAGCCTACAGCGGGAACTCATTTTCAAGTGAGCCCCGTCGTCAGACGACGAAAGTCGTTTCTCCCGAAAGGGAGAAGCTTGCGATGTCTGAGTATGTCCAGTGTGAGCGTGATGTTAAGCGTTCAGACTCATACCTGGATGAATCCTTTTTGGAGGATTTCAGGCGTATGTCTGAAGTGCTTTTTGGCGAACTTTTCGCCAAAGTAGATAGAGATATCTACTGGGGTAGATTAACCCCAAAGCACGGCCCAGGCGCTACCGCTGATCGTCTTCGTGGAAACGCGAAGTACGATCAGCGAACCTGGACTCGTCGAATGGAGCGGGTTTTACCTGCCCTATTCTTCCTTTCACCAAATCAAAGCTTTGATGCTGAGATTAGTGAGGGGCTTAACATCATCGAACCCGGTGCTGAATTGCCCGTTAGGGTTATTTCAGTGCCTAAGACGATCAAAACACCTCGGATTATCGCCATTGAGCCGACTGCGATGCAATATGCGCAGCAGGCTCTACAGCGAGCTTTCCGAGACTCGATGAAAGAGGATGACTTCCTCTCTCGTGTAATCGGTACAGACGATCAAGAACCTAACCGGGTTCTTGCTCGTTCAGCTTCCCGTAGCGGGGAACTGGCCACGCTCGATCTGAGCGAGGCGTCCGATCGTGTTTCGAATCAGCATGTACTAGCGATGCTGTCTGGGTATCCTCATTTGTCTGAGGCTGTCCAGGCAACTCGTTCTAGGAAGGCTGACGTACCTGGCTTTGGCGTTTTGCGCCTTGCCAAGTTCGCGTCTATGGGTTCGGCTCTTACCTTTGACCTTGAAGCCATGGTCTTTTTGACCATCATCTTCTTGGCCATTGAGCAGGAGTCAAGCACCCTACTTCATCGCGATGAGCTTATTAAGCTTTATCGCGATAAGGTGCGAGTCTTTGGGGATGACTTGATTGTCCCCAGAGAATGTGTGCTGTCCGTGGTCGATGTACTGAGTACCTTTGGGTACAAAGTTAACGTCGGCAAGTCCTACTGGACCGGAAGGTTCAGAGAGTCTTGCGGACGGGAATACTTTGACGGGCATGACGTTAGTATTGTCAAGCTCCGACAAGCGTTCCCGACATCACGGCAGGACGCTACAGGTGTTATTGCACTTGTTAAATTCCGAAACCAGTGTTACTGGTCCGGTCTTTGGCAAAGTGCGAAGTGGTTGGATGTCCGTATTAGGAAGCTCCTTAATGGAGTCTTCCCAAATGTGGCTCCAACCGCACCTGTGCTCGGCCGGGAAACGGCGCTGGGATACCAATTCCAGCGTCTTGACCCTAATTACCACAGCCCTCTAGTCAAGGGCTATTTCGTGGTAGCCAAGTCTCCTCCAAGTAAATTGGAGGGGCCAGGTGCCCTGCTCAAGTGTCTCCTGCGGAGCGAACCAGGTCAA